ATCATTAACGCCAACTGTAATATCTTCTGGTATAGAAAAAACATAGTTAGTTGCTGAAAATGCTGTAGCAGTAGTTCCAACAATACCTGCTTTTAATGTGATAGCAACTGCTGTAGTACCAGTCATATCAACAGCAAAGGATACAACTGCTTTTGCTGCTTTTCTTGGTCTAGGAGTATATCCTATATTCTTTGCTAAGGATACTATATTTTCTCTTAATGTTGCGCTATCAAGGAAGACCTCATTGGTCACCATATTAGCATTATATGAATTGATGTATGTATTATATGCTAATACATCAATGATGGTAGACAGATTAGAACCTTCAAAATCATAATCTGTAAAGTTTGAATTCGCACGAAGGTAATCCTTCAAGGAAGTTTTAATCTGATTAAAATCTAAATTACTGAAATTAACTAAAGGCATTTACCTAGTGAGCTCTAATGCGAATTGTATTTGCTGTGGTTCTGCTACTATACCAACAATTTCATAAAAAATCTGAACATCAAATGCATTCTTATATTGATTAGCTTCAACCACTACTTCATCTAAATCTACCCTAGGTTCATATTTAACAATAGTATTTTCAATTTGTTGTTTAATATTAGATGCAGTAATTTGATCTAATGTATTGAATAATGAAGAATATACTTCAGACCCTAAATCAGGTTGAAATGGTTTTTCGCCAGGTTCAGTTAATATTAAATTACGAATAGCACGTGCTATTGCATTAGCATTTTTCAATCCAATTAAATCACTATTCAAAGGATTTGATTTAAAAGATGCACTTATATCTTTAAATGGTTTACTTACCCTTTGAACAGGCATGAATTCAGGGACTAGGATATGTCTTTATTTATAGGGCTTTTCTTAATTTCTTGTGATGTCTTCCAGAAGTAAGAATCCTGATTGCCTAATCCCATTTGATCATATCCATTCTCCACTTGATATTCAATAGTAGATACTTTAAAATCAGGAATCTTAGGTGTTTCAGGTGTTAATGAATTATCATATATTCTTGTTCTATTATTAGGATATAAGCAATACTGACCATTAACTAATTCAATTAAGTTATGAGATTTATGTTCTGCTGGATTCTCGGATGTACTATAATCTATTGTATCAGGATCTTGATGATAGTTATCTAAGGTACAACAATATGTACCTTTCATAGTACCATAATCACGAGTATATACTTCATAATCCATTGATCCAATAAATTGCTTTTGAACTGCAATAACCCCATAATCCATACAATTCCAAAATTGAAGATTCTGTAGATTCATATCAGGATCAGGTGTTTTAGGTTCACTTAAGAATGCACTAATAGGTAATTTATCATACATTGCCCCATATTCTGGTAGATAGGTTTCAAAATAAAATGCCCTACCAGGTATAGATTTAGCAGAAACCCATACGCCTTTTTCAAATTCACCCCAACCAGATTGATGATCTGTTAGATATTCTTTACGTACCCATACTTCAGTAGAAGGTAAATTAGTAATTAAACAAGCCATAACAGAGGTTTTTCCGCCGCACTATTCTAATTATAACATAAAAAAAGAGGCACCCTGTTAGGCACCCCCTTTGTATATTACCTTCCTTGTCCTCTATAACGTTTCTTTGCTTTATTACTGCTAGTAGCAGAGTATTTTGTATGTTGCCCTGAACCCTGTCGTGTTTTCTTGGGTATAGATTCAATAAATGCTGTACCCATCAGTGACTTCTTTACTTTTGCCATAATAATACCTCAAATAACTCTTGTCTTCTCATGACCAACACGAATACGTGGATCACACCAAATCTCATATCCTGCATCAATTGCATCTAAACAAAATGATACATCCTCACCACACATATCTTGTACTGCACCAGATTCAAATACTTGCATCTTAGGCGCAAACCATGGATACTTCATCTTCTCATTCTCAAATACACCATTCTGTATCATGACCCATCCAAATCCTGTATAATCTACAGTAAATGGTTTCTTACGATTCTGTATACTATCTACCATCTCATGATTCATTACCCCACCATTATTCCTAAAATCATTCTCATCTAACCAATGTGCTACTGATGTAGTCTTTCCATCCTCTGTACTATACCATCCAGCAGTAATCTCCTTCTCCTCACCCTCAGCATTCAAAGACAAATCACATAGTTGCCAAAACTTTTCAGTATTAAAAACAATATCACTATCAATCCATAACTGATAATCATACTTTAATTTACCATCCCATGGAATCTGATCAGGTCCACGTAATACATTAGCACCTAAACACTTACATCTTGCAAAATTAACCATAGATGAGTAATCCTGACTAATCTGAATACTCATCCCATTCTGTACCATATCAAAGCACAGTTGTACGAAGTTCTTTAAAAATGTATATGATACACCACGTCCAGGTAAACAAAATACTATTGTCTTTCCCTTCATACGTGCTTTGATAGCATCATAATCCCACTCTGGTCCCTTCTTCTTTGGGGGCGCTGATGCCTTTACAGTAAATCCTTTTGCCATGATTGATAGTTCACTACAATGTCAGTTTAGCAGATTATATAGGAGTTGTCTAGTATC